ACAAATGGCAGACAAAATAGTATCACCAGGTGTTTTTACAAAAGAAAACGACCTTTCATTTTTACAACAAGGTGTAGCTGATATTGGTGCAGCTTTCATCGGACCTTTTAAAGAAGGACCATTAGTTCCAACAATCGTTAATTCTCAAGCAGAATTCGAAACTTTGTTTGGAACAGTTGATGATACATACTACACACCTTTAGCAGTACAATCATATTTAAGAGAAGCAGGAACTGCTACAATTTGTAGAGTTGCGGGTATCGGCGGATATACTGAAACTGCTCCTTTATTATTAACAGTAACTTCTGGTTCAATATCGGCATCTGTTGGTATTTTATTTAATACGGCAAGTGGTTCAAACGCAGGTTTTGCAGGAACAACTGTAACAGTCGGTTCATCTGGTCAATTTTTAATTTCGGGTTCAAACGCAGGATTGTTATCCGCATCTTTGGAAGCATCTGATACGGATGATATTGAATCTGTATTTGGATTATCTGCTTTTGGAGCAAAAAAACCTTATGTTTATGGATTTTTTAAAAATCATAATGTTCCATTTGTATCAGCTACAAGTGCAAGTGTAACGGTATTAGCAGACCAAGCATATACATTTGATGCACAAGAAGCATTGACACCATTTATCCAATCACAATTGATTTCTGGAGAAAGAACAAATCTTTTCCGTTTTGAAACAATTGGTGCAGGAAATGCAGCAAATACTAAAGTTAAAATCGGTATTACAAACATTAAAGCAGCAGGTTCAGTAAACGGTACTGATTATGGTACATTTACAGTTGTTGTTAGAGATGGAGCCGATACAAACAAAAAGAAAGTAGTATTAGAAACTTATTCTAATGTAAACTTAGACCCTAACTCTCCTAACTACATCGCAAGAGTAATTGGTGATAGAAAGAGAACAATTGCATCAGATGGTAAAGTAACTGAAAATGGTGATTGGGTTAATAACTCAAAATATATTAGAATTTCTGAATTAAACGAAAACTCACCAGTTCAAGCAGTTCCTTTTGGACATGGAGCTTATACATTACCAATCTCAGCATCAGCAGGAATTGGTTCATTAATTCCTTCAGTAACTTATGTTAGTTCTTCGGCAACTGTATATGGTGGTATTGATTTGGATGGTAATATTGATAACTCAATTTACTTAAAGCCAATTCCTAACGGAGCAGGTGTAGGTGCTAACGTAGCATTTGGAGTAGATGTGGCAAACGGAGGAGCATTATCTGTTGGTAATTCAGCAGCACAATTCTTAGTAGCATTCCAAGAAGGTTTTGATGGTATGAGTCCGGCAACACCTATCTACAAAGGAGATAGTATTATAGCAGGAAACTCACAAGGATTTAACCTTACTAACTCATTATCATCTGGCTCTGTTGCTTACGGAAAGCATGTATCTGCATTATCTAACCAAGATGAATACGATGTTAATATGATTGTAACTCCTGGTGTTATTAGAAGATTGCACACCGCAGTAACAACTGATATTTTAGATATGGTTGAAGAAAGAAGTGATTGTTTCTACATAATGGACACAACAACATATTCGGATTCAATAACAAACGCAGTAGGACAAGCAAATGATATTGATTCTAACTACGCAGCAACTTACTACCCTTGGATTAAAACAATTGATGTTAATACTAATAAGTTAATTGCAGTACCACCATCAGTATTATTACCTGGTGTATTTGCATCTAACGATAGAGTAGCAGCAGAATGGTTCGCACCAGCAGGTTTGAATAGAGGTGGTTTGATTGGAGCAGTAGCAGTTCAAAATCGTTTAACTCAATCGGAAAAAGATACATTATATGAAGGAAAGGTAAATCCAATCGTTCAGTTCCCAGGACAAGGTATCGTAGTATTCGGACAAAAAACATTACAAGATAAACCATCTGCATTAGATAGAATTAATGTAAGAAGATTATTATTAACTGTTAGAAAATACATCGCATCTACTTCAAGATATTTAGTATTCGAACAAAATACTTCTGAAACTAGAAACAGATTCTTAAACATCGTAAACCCTTACTTAGAAGCAATTCAACAAAGACAAGGACTTTACGCATTTAGAGTTGTGATGGATGATTCAAACAACACACCAGATGTAATTGATAGAAACATTATGAAAGGAGCTATCTACTTACAACCAACTAAGACAGCTGAATTCATTCAAATTGATTTCAACATCTTACCAACTGGCGCGGCGTTTAACGGATAATTTTAAAAAACCATATTTATTAGAGAATAACATTTAAATAAAAAGAAAATGCCAGAAATATTAGAATTTGACAAGATATTTTATAAGAATTTTGAACCAAAGCTTGGTAATAGATTCATTATGGAAATCAATGGTATCGAATCATACATCATCAAAACTGCAAGTAGACCAACATTTACTTCGGAAATAGTTGAATTAGACCATATCAACGTAAAGCGTAAGATAAAGGGAAAATCTAACTGGGATGATATGAATATCACACTTTATGACCCAATCGTTCCATCAGGAGCACAACAAGTTATGGAGTGGATTAGAACATCACACGAATCATTAACGGGTAGAGATGGATACGCAGCGTTCTATAAGAAGGATATTACTTTCTATTTGTTAGGACCAGTTGGTGATAAAGTAGAACAATGGACAATCAAAGGAGCATTCATTACATCGGCAAACTTTGGTGAGTTGGATTGGGCTTCAAACGACCCTGTATCAATTGAATTAACTTTAACATTTGATTACGCAGTATTAGAGTACTAAGATTAAATAAAGTAATTGAAATAGAGGGGAGCAGAGATGTTCCCCTTTATTTTTTTAAAAATGTGATATATATTAATAAACACATTAAGTTATATTATGGAAGAACAATTAGAACAACAAGTTACGAGAGGTTTAGGGGCATCCCAAACTACAACTCAAAAAAACTTCCCATTTGCAACGGAAGTTATTTCATTACCATCTAAAGGATTAGCATATCCAGAGAGTTCACCTTTATCAAGAGGAGAAATAACTCTTAAATTAATGACTGCAAAAGAAGAAGATATTTTAACTTCTACAAATTTAATCCGTAAAGGAATACATTTGGATAGATTATTAGAATCAATTGTAGTAGAACCTGGAGTTAATATCAATGACCTTTTAATTGGTGATAAAAACGCAATTTTGATTATCACAAGAATGTTAGCATTTGGAGCTGAATATGATATTACAGTAACAGATTCAATATCGGAAGAAGATGTGGTTGTAAAAGTTGATTTATCTAAATTAAAAACAAAAGAAATTGATTATTCTTTATTAAATAGAAACAACGAATACGAATTTACTTTACCAAAATCAAAAACTGAAATTAAATTTAAATTACTTAATCATGGTGATGAACTTGCAATTCAAAAAGATGTTGAAGCAAGTGAAAAAATATTAAAACAAGGAAACGAAATTACTACTAGATTTAGAAGAATCATCACAGAGGTAGAAGGTAATAGAGATTTAGGATATATCAGTAACTTTGTTTCAAATAGATTGTTAGCAATGGATTCAAAAGCATTGAGAAAACATATTTTATCAATTACACCTGATTTAGATTTAATTACAGAATATGAAAATTCAGTAGGTGAGACGGAGGCTCTCCGAATCCCGTTTGGGGTAGACTTTTTTTACCCTGCCGAGTAATTATTCCGTATTATTACATCAAACCATTTTTCAAATGATTTATTTTGCGAATGGTGGGTTTACTTGGCATGACTTATATCTTATGCCAACTAAACTTCGTGAGTTTTATTGGAAAGAATTATTGAAAACAAAAGAGGAAGAAAGAGAGCAAATAGAAAAATCTAAACCATCAAACGCAAATAATTCATCTAAAACTCGAAGAAGATGATATTTATATGAGTAATATAAATTAAAAACTCAATTATGTCTAAAAGAGTATTATCAGAAGGAATTTTAGATAAATTCTTTTCTTTATTTTTAAAAGCAAAATCACAGAATAAAGAATCTGCATGGTTATCTCGTCTAAGAGATAAAGACCCTGAATTAGCAGATATATGGTCTGGATGGGATAGTGATATGAATAAACTTTTAGCTGCAACCCAAGCAATGGCAAAAAAAAGTAATTTAGATACAACGGATATTGATACCGTAATTAAAAAATATAGCTAATATAGAATAAATGGCTGCTAAAAAAAAATCAACATCCACTACTAATTCGGTTAAAGCACAAAAAGACCAGGGAACTGATGGTTTAGACAGTGCGTTTGCTAAACAAAATGTCCAAGCAAAAGAAGCTGAAAAATTAACAGAAGCAGTAAACAAGAAAAAAGAAGCTCAATTAGTTATACAAGATAGACTAAATGAAAAATTAAAACAAGCAGTTGATTTAGAAGAAGCACAAAAAACGGCGGTTGGAAAACTTTCCACAATGTGGGGAGATTTTTCAAGTAAAGCCGCAGAATACCATCAAGATGTCAAAGATGGTTTAATGACCCAAGAGCAGGCCAATAAGAAGTTAAACGCAATGCGTGTTAATTTTGATAGAATGGCTAAATCAGCCGGACTTAATAAAAAAGAAAACAAAGAGATAGTAGACATATTGAAACTGATGGGTAACGAAATGTTATCCGTTCAAAAAGCATATGATAAAACTGCTCAAAAAGCTGCACTATTAAATACTGCATTAGATGCAGTTGGTTCTAGTGGAATTCCATTAATGCAAGAATTGAGTGAAGTTCTTAAAAATATCGGTAAAAATGCCGAAGGAACAAAACTAGCAATGACCGCATTAGGTGCAGCTATCGGTGGTCTATCTATGAAATACTTTGGTGCGGAATTAGAAGCCGGAACAAAAGCATTAAATGATGCAGCTCAGGGTGATTTGGATACATCCAGAAAAATGTTTGAGCTTGAAAATAAACGTGGATTTTTAAAACAAAGAGTTGGATTAGAAGTTCAAAAAAATGCAGCAGATGGTGAACAAACTCTTGCAAAGCTTGGACAAAAACGTGGATTTGTACAAAAACAAATTGGATTAGAAGTAAGCCAAAATAGTATAGATACTGCCAATGAGGTAAATAGATTAACTATTGAAGCTGCAAATTCATCTCAAAGAGCAGCAATACAATTTTCAGCACAATTACAAACGGGTGCAGCAGAATTTAAAGCTGCTGCTAAAACTGCACTTTATGGTAAAGGTATAGGTTCAATTGGATATGGTGCAGCACAAATGCAATTAGCAGGAGTAGGTGCTGAAAATGTAGCAGCTTCTTTAACAACTGCAACAAAAGCATTGGGTACTAAAGTTTCATCTGATTTTGCAGCTGATATGTCAGTATTGGAAAAAAGAACAGGTCAATCTTCTGAAAATGTATCAGGTATGGTATCCTTTTTTAGAAGAATGGGAAAACTTACAAATGAGAGTGCATTGAATATGACGGAGGGTATGCGAGCAATGGCAGATTCTGCGGGTATAGATTTAGGTGGATATATGGAAGAGGTTGCACAAGCATCCAAAGAAGCATTAGGATACCAAATCAAATCAGGTCCTGCATTGCAAAAGCAAGTAGCATATGCACAACAATTAGGGGTTTCATTTGGGGATATAGCAAAAGCAGGTAAGAGCATGGTTTTGAACTATAAAGATAGTATCAAAAAAGAAATGGAATTATCTGCAATGTTAGGTAGAAATGTAAACCTATCAGAAGCAAGAGCATTATTTTCGCAAGGTAAAACCGATGAAGCTTTAAAATCCATTAAAGCACAAGGTTTAGACCCTAAGGCAATGAATATGTTCCAACAAGAAGCACTCTCTCAAGCATTGGGTGGTTTGGATTTGGATTCAATACAAAAAATTGCAACTGGAAGTGCTAAAGATGTAAGTGCACAAACGGGAAATGTAAAAGAGGGGAATAAGGGGTTTTTAAAAACAACACAATCTGCACAATCTACATTAGCATCACAAACGGCATCTATACAAGCACAGACTGCAATTGTAGATGCTAAATTATCGGGTCAAATAACTGATGCATATTTGAAATCTTCCGGATATAAAAAATATCAAGATGCTTTAATAAAACAACAAGAAGACCAGGCAAAATTAGAAACTCTAATAACAGAAACATATTTAAAATCACCTGCATATCTAAAGTATCAATCATTTTTAATCAATCAACAAAAATTAGAAGAAGCATTAAATAACGCAGAAAACAAAAAATTTATCACAAGTGCAGACGCAATTAAAAATGCAGCAGAATCTGCTAGATTGGGTATTGATAGAATGTTTAGTGAAAATTGGAGAACTGGATTAGCAACTATTGCCGGTGGAGTTGCGGGTAATGTTTTATCTAAATTGTTTGGTGGAGTTCAAGATGTGCGTATTGTTGACGGAGGTGGACCT